AATCGGTTTCTGGGAAAACTTCCGTGTACACTGGATCGGCAATCAAGTCTCTGACCTTACGACCAAACCTCACGGCAAGTTCTGTATTCATCGTGGCTTGGATGATCTTGAGTTTTGGATTACGGCCCAAGAACCACGAGGGCATGAGATAGGATGCCATCTCTGACTTCGAGTGTCTTGGCGGCATGTTTACAATCAGTCTCTTAAGTTTGCCTTGTGCGATTAACTCCAATTTTTCTGCAATGATTTTATGATGTCGTCCAACAATAAACCCTTCGTATACATGTTGAGCATAATCCAAAAAATTTTCTTGTGCTTTTTCACGAGTGTCCAGTTTGTTTTTCTGTTGCTCTAGCAGAAATACTTCTTGTAACACCTCTTTGGGTAACGCATCTAGTGACATGTCCCAACGATAATATATCCAAATGAATTTATCAACCCTGCATATGTATGACTGTATGTATGTTTGTACCCACCATTCTACCCCTCCCCCCTCTCTTGTTTTTGTTTGTTGTGTAGTTTTGTAGTAAGTAACCCCTAAAAAAGAATCTAGATTCGCAGAATCTATCTCCCAAGTGGTCGATAGATTACGCTTCACAATCTAGAATAAAATAAAAATTTTAGTTATTTTTATTGTTATTTTATTCTAGCTTGTGAATCTAAATTTTCTTGATGAAAATTTCTGCGAATCTAGATTCTTTTTCCAAGAGTGATTTTTTGGGTTGCAAGGGCAGACAGAAAACATTTCACGTTTCGTGAAATAAAATCACTTTATGCTTGATTATGGGATTATTTTGATATAATCTTATAGATGAAAGGAGGTGATAATATGAGTGATATTGGCGAAACTATCGAATCTTTCATTACGGACAAGATCGAAGAAGTCATAGACGAGAAAGTCAACGAGTCTATTGAGAACTCTTACACAGTCTCAGATCTTCGTAATGATGTCGATGATATCAGATCTCAAGTTGAGAACTTGGATGAAACTGCAATCGCACAAGTGGTCGTGGATACAATAGTTTCCAAGATTATCGGTGATGATTCTGCCGTTTACAAGAAGTCAGTAGTCAAGGGTTTGCAAGAGCAGATCGTTGAACTCAAGACAAAGGTTTACAACCTTGAGAATCCAACACCAAAAGCATCCAACGAATAGTTGGGAGATGGGGACAGAAATGTCCCCATTATTTTTTAGAAAGGAAATAAAATGTCTAAGAGAAAACAAACATTCGATTATAACTTTCAATATGTAATCGATATAGAAGCAAGAGATGGATACGCAAAGAAATTTAAAACTGGAGATCTTAGTAAAGCCAAAAAGTTTTTTAAGAAAACATTTGGAACTATTTATGAGCGAGGTTCTTCGTATTATGTCAATGAGTTTGGGGATGTCATGGGTAATATTTATGTCGAGCCATATGATAGAAAGCTATCCTTAAAGGCAGAGAAGGAGATAACTGGTCGTGATCCCTTTGCAGATTATACATAGTTTCCACGACCACGGAAAGAGAAAGGGGGAGCTTCGGCTCTCTCTTTTTTTTCTTCTGGCGAAGGCTTGCAGACAAAAATCGCAAAGGATCGCAGAGCGACCACTTCACTTCGTTTCGTTTCCTTTGCGATGTCAAGAATTTTTTTTCGAGTTGCAATTCACGTTTCGTGAAATGTTTTGGTTGCATTATGGGATTGCATGGGATATAATGGAAGAGCATAATTTTAAAATGAAAGGAGAAAAATTATGGGATTAGATATGTATTTAAGAGGTGAGCAATATAACTCACCTTATCACGAGGAGATACCTCAACCGATGTTAGATGGCAAATATGCTATCTCAGATTATAAAGTTGATCTTGGTTATTGGCGTAAACACGCCGATCTTCACGGCTATATTGTTGATAAGTTCGCAGAGGGAAAAGATAACTGTCAAGAGATCGCTTTAACACAGAAGAACTTGGAAGATATTATTGATGCCATTCGCAACGATAATTTAAAACTTGATCACTCTGGTTTTTTCTTTGGTAACTCAACCGAGTTCGGTTATTACAACGAGCCAGAAAAGAACTATGCGATCAGTTGCTTTGAAAAAGCTATCGAGTTTTTAAAGGAAGGTTTCGAGATGAAGGAAAAGCATGACTTATATGTTGAGCCGAGAGGTGTCTACTATCGTGCTTCATGGTAGAAAGGAGGAGAACCAAAATCAAGAGAGCTTCGGCTCTCTTTTTTTTGTTGCAGCACCCTTCTCTTTTTTTTCTTCTGTCGAAGGTTCGCAGACAAAAATCGCAAAGGATCGCAAGGCGACCACTCCGTTTCCTTTGCGATGTCAAGAAATTTTTTTTAAAGACGCAGATCCTTCGGAAGCAAAAGTTGCAGAAATTCGCAGAGCGATCACTTCGTTATTTCTGCAACTGTTCCACTCTTTGATTTGCAAGAGCCAGGACTATATCTAAAGTTCCAGAAGCAATAAATCCTTCGGTCGAGGGGGACAGAGAAGGGTTGCAAGGTTGGGACGCAAGAAACTTGCAGAGCGAACCACCTTCAAACAAATATAGAAGCGAGGTTGAAGGGTGTCGAACCAAGAAAAAAGAAACATAATTATTAGCTTGTATCCTCAAATGCGTTGATATTTGGGACAACTCAACCTTAAATTTGTTTCCTTTTGTTGGCGATTTTAACTCAATAAATAATGGTAGTTTTTTATTAATTATTATTACATCAGTAAAACCAGAATTAAATTTGTTTTCTATTTTTTGAATAAAAGTATTTGGTGGTAACTGCTTTTTTATATTCAAAAAAAATTGCTTTTCTTTCATTTTATCGCTTGACCTTTATGGGATTTTATGAGATAAATAATTAAGGCATAATTTAATTTTAACAGAAAGGTTATAAAATGGAAGACGTAAACTCAAATTTAAAAAATCAAGAATGGTTTTTAAGTGGTTTGTATGTTTTACAAATCATTGTTGAAGAGCAAGAAGAAACAAAAGAATATATAAGGGGGAAAAAATGGCAATAGATATTATTGTAACTGCTAAAGAGTGGAGAGACAAAACTTATGGAAATAGTTATTTTTCTGCACAGATTGAAAGCACCAAAGATAGCAAGGTTTATAATTTGCCTATGCAATACGGATATGGCGATCAATTCAAACACGAAGCTATAAAATTTTTAAGAGAAAATAATTTAATCTTTCAAGGTAGGGTTTGGGCATTTTCAGATTTACCAATTAAATTTATTAAAATACCGAACTGCAAAAAGAGAGAGGTTATAGAATTTGGAGGAGAGTATCAATGAAAGCATATCTAATTGATCCGATTAATAAAATAGTTTCCGTTGTTGATTACAACGGAGACTATCAAACCATTAATAAACTTATAAATTCGCAAAGGGGATTTGATGCAGTTTATGGTTTTAGAAATGAAGACACATTGTATGTTGATGACGAAGGCTTATTAAGAAAAGAAAATTATGGCTTTGAATTTACATACGATAACGGACACGTTGCACCTTTAATGGGCAAGGCTTTAGTTTTAGGTACAGATGCAGAGGGCGAAAGTGTTGCAGTTAAAAGCACGTTGGAAGAAGTTGAAAGTAAAATTAGATGGATTGGCAAAGTTCAAATCTATCATGGACAAACTGGTTTTGAGATTGTCCCAATAGAAGCAGATGTAGAGGAAGCAAAGAACTCTATAATAAGAGAAGAAGTTAATAAAAAAATATCTAAAATATTTAACAAAGGAGGAAAAAATGACAGTTGAAATTTTAGAAAAGAAAGTAATTTCGAATTATGAAAAGAAAAATGTTTCATCTTTGTATAGCGAAATTACATACATTCAAGGTCAAATTAAAGCAAATCTTGAGATGCAAATACATTTAAAAGAGGAGGAAATGAAATTGGAAGATATGAAAACCGATCTTGAAAAAGAAATCGTAGGTCTGCAAAATGACTAGACTTACAAAGTTAGTCTATAGAGTTGAGGAGGATTTAGATATCCTTCTCAATGACGAGGGCATGACAAACGATCAAGCATTTAAAGAAATAGGTAATAGACTTTATGAAGTTGATGGACTTACTTGGAAGGGTGGCTTTGTTGTTAAGATTGCAGAACAGTTAATATTAGAAAACATAGAGGAAGAAAATATATGTCAATGACAATTAAAGAATGGAAAAAGGCAGAAGTTAAAGGCTTTGATGTTTTTCTTGAAACTGGAGTTTGTATCAGAGGTTTTAATAAATGGGATAAAAAAGCTAGGAACGAAGCAATCAAAAAATTTATTGAGATTTTACAGAATGATCAAGTTGATTTTGATTACCATGAGAATAGAACAGATGATATGTAATACTCAAAGTTAGGCATGATCTTCGTGCCTAATCTTGAATATTGCAACAACAGAATGAAAGGAGATGTTATGCAAATATCAAAACTAGAACTAAAAAATATTTCTTATTATAAACAAGGAAGTGAAGAAACTCCTTGTTATAATGCGACAGTATATGTCAACGGCAAAAAAGCAGTTGAAGTATCTAATGAAGGTCGTGGTGGGAGTGATAGACAATTTGCTTATCCACAATTCATGGAAGAGTGGGATAGCCACATGGGAAATTTGTTACAAACTCTTGATCAATACTGTATCAAAACATTTGGTACTAAAAAGTATGAATGGGGAGAAGTAGAGATTGATCTCGAGCATTGGTGTCAAGACAGACTTTATGATCATCTTGAGCAAAAGAAACTTAAGACCGACATGAGAACAAAATTTATTTGTGTCGATAAAGTTAAGAACGAACTTTATGCTTACAAAAAAAGAGGTGTCTCAGATGTACAGTTTCAGAACCATATGAAAAAAAATCACTCACAAGATGTTTGCTTAAACTTTTTAGAATTTGATTTAGCATGGAAACTTTATGATGGAGTTGTGTAATGAGCCAACCAAGACCAACTAGTGTAGAACTAGCAAAAGCAGTAGAAGATTTTCTTCTCCATGAACTTGATGTGGTTACGGAGAGTGATTGGTTTGATGAAGTTATAGATAAGAAAGTAACTGAAGTAATAAATAGAAAACTATTAGAATTAGGAAAGGATTAATTATGGAGGATTATAAAAAGAAAGTCTTTAGTAAAGAAGATTTAGATGACTTTAAGTTTGGTATTAAGAAAGGATTAATTCACGGAAAGATAAATGTTCGTGATATCCCACCTCTTCATTTTAAAGGTTATGAGTTTGGGGTTCATTTAAAAGAAATAATTGAAGGAGAAAAAAATGGGTAGATATTACAACGGAGATATTGAAGGTAAGTTTTGGTTTGCAGTTCAATCAAGTGATGATGCAGATTTCTTTGGTCAACAAGGAGAAGCAAGGTTTTTAAATTATTACTTTGATGCAGAGGACTTGCCGAAGATAGAAGAAGGTATCAAGAAATGCAAAAGTTATTTAGGTCGTCTTTTGAAAATATTAGATAAATTCTTTGAAGAAAATAACGGATACAATGACAAGATGTTAGTTGATTATCTAAACGACATTTATTCTTTTGAAGGTTTACCATCAAAGAAGTTTACCGAACAAGGGGTAAAGCATTATTTAGAATGGTATGCAAGACTTGGATTAGGTAATCAAATCTTGGAATGTGTTAAAGAAAAAGGCGAGTGCCAATTCGAAGCAGAGTTATAATCGAGGGTATGTCCGAGAGGTTAGGAGATGGTCTGCAAAACCATTTACGAGGGTTCAAATCCCTCTACCCTCTCCAATAATAGGAGTAAAAAATGAAAGTTAATTTAATAGAATTGGCATTAGAAGAGCAGATTAAAGAATATAAAATTATAGAAAAATTTAAAGATGGTGTAGTAGATGGATTGATACATGGCAAGAGAGATGATACTCAATCCCATCACTATTACAATTTAGGCTATGACTTTGGAATAGCTTTGTATAATGATCAAATAGATGAAGAGGTAAAAGATGCTCAAACATCTTGATTTATGTAGTGGTATTGGTGGCTTTGCCGTAGGTTTTTCTATGGCAAAGTTATCAGAGCCTATCGCTTTTTGCGACACAGACAAGTTTTGTCAGAAAGTTCTTGCCAAAAACTTTCCAGGTATTCCAATCTATGATGATGTAAAGGAGATCGCAGATGACCCAACAAGATTTATTTCAGAACGACCAGATATCCTCACAGGTGGATATCCATGTCAAGCCTTCAGTACAAGTGGCAAAAGGCTCGGCACGGAAGACCCTAGATACATCTTTCCGTACTTGCATAAAATTATTGAACAAGTCAGACCCACTTATTGTGTTTTCGAAAATGTTTATGGACACATCTCATTGGGACTTGACGAGGTACTCTTTGCAATGGAAAGCCTCAACTACCATACGAGGACATTTGTACTTCCGTCTAGTGCAATCGGAGCAAGACACAAACGAGAAAGATTATGGATCATCTGTAGAAACTTGGGCGACCCCCACGACTATGGATTCCCTACCACCGAGAAGTGCAGAGGCAACGAAAAAGATGCAAGAGGGACACAGAAAAGGTCGCAAGAGACCGAGCAATCTGAGGGAGCAAGTCGATCCGAAGACAATGGAGATGTATCCGACACCGACAACAAAAGGTTTCGGTCATGCCTCGGAGGGTCAGACAATGATGTTCAGAAGGAAAGTGGAGAACGGAGAACTGACGGAAGCAGAAGCTCAAGCCATGATGAACGGAGTGACTTTGAGACCACCGAGAATGGAAGAGTGGAATTATCCAACACCAACATCAAGTCTAAAGAAGCACAGTTACAACGGCAACAAGGACTTTTGGGAGAACCGAGTGGACAAAGGAAGACAGATGGACTTGGGAATGAAGATGTACCAAACGGAAGGAGACGGAAGGTTGAACTGCGATTGGACAGAGTGGTTGATGGGGTATCCTATTGGATGGACGAACCTAGAGGAGTCCCAAGAATAATTGTTGATCAAAAAGATAGAGCAAATAGATTGAAAGCATTGGGTAATGCTATCGTACCACAGAATGCAAAGTTAATTGGATTAGCAATAAAAAAAGAACTAGGCTTGACTTGAGTATGTGTTTTAAATTATCCTTAGATTGCACGGAGCAATATCGGGAATTGCTATTTGCCCAGGTTGGAGAGAGCTTTTACTTTCCCCTTTCTCTCTTCAACCACCTTGAAGTCTCCATCAATGAACGCAGAGGGGTAGTTTTTACGAAGTTCATTAAGCCTAGCAACAATTTCATCACGAGAAAGTTTATCTAAATTATGTATAACATTAGTTTCTCTCTTATCAATAGCAAGACCACCAAGTGCAGATCTTATCTTTTCTGCATTAACGGCTGCCGAAAACTGTCCAGATTCTTCTGCACCTTTCGACAGATCTGCAAACCTTTTGAGTTGACCCATGAGAGTTACACCATACTTTCTTTCTCTAGCTTCACGAAGATCTTTAATATATTCATTTACAAGAGGAAAATCTCTGCCGTTCAACAGAAGACTAGCAGTTTTTCTAGCTTGACCTTCGGAGTAGCCAGACTTTCTAGCACACTCAGAGTTAGAGTATGTTCCTTCAACTATATATTTGCAAAAAGTTTTCTGACGATTAGTAAGTGCCATGACCCCATAGTAGAGTTTCTGGGATATTTTTGCAATAATAAAGGAGAAAAAATGACGCGGTTGGCTTTAAAGTGTGGAAAGTGTAACCAAAGTGTAGAAAAGACATCTAGTGCTACCAAGGGTTACAGAGCATTTTCTACAGTTCTACACTTTCTACACCTATTTTTAAAAAATTTTATCAAACAAAAAAATATGGGAGAAACACTATGTATAAAGCAATATTAACAGTATGCCTCTTGAACCATGCACCACATATCGAGACAGATTGTTTTAATGTTTATGATTTACAAGCACCAAAAGGTTATAATAAAATCAATGATTGTTATGACAGAGCGAGTGAGATGTTAGTTTTAGTGAGAGATAGAATGACCTATCCTCATGCAATTAGAGTACAATGTTTAATAGAAGGAGATAAGTATGGATCGTGATCAAACAATACTAACAGAAGATGGTTCATCAGAAGAACCAAGAAAAGTTTTTATGTGCGAGAGATGTAAGGTCGCACTTAAACGAATAGAACTGAAAGGATTATATCAATGTCCAATGTGTTTTACAGTAACGGAACAAGAATGAGATTTGAAGACAAATTAAAATGTTCCAAGTGCCAGGTTGCAATGCGAAAGATCGGAGTAAAATTCGAGAACTTTGAAGTAGTCGAGGTTCACAAGTGCATGGCATGTGGCAAAAGAAGAACAAGAGAGGCGAAGGACTTAGCCATTAGATCAAGTCCAATATTGGAGGAAAAAGATGTTTAAAGCAATGGCGCTAATATGTAGTGTGTGGATAGCAGATGGTAGAGCAAAGCAAGAATGTTTTACCCACATGTTTGATTGGGAGTTTCAGACAAGGAAGGAATGTCAGTTAAGACTTCTTCGTTATCGAGCCAAGGAACAACCTGCATACCACAATGTAATCTTAGATGAGTGCGTAGAAAATAAATAAATTTTTTATATATTCCTTGCTTGACTTATTCTATCCCAAGTATTATATATAATATAAGATAAAATTTAATTTAAAGGAGATGTTATGGGAGGAGTAAAAAGACTTTGGGAAGAGGACTTAGAACAGACAGTTGAAGATGCTGTTCACGGCGTGATAACTAAAAGAGAAGCCAAAGATAAATTATTCAGTTTATTAGGTGATCTTCACGACTCTGGCGAACTAGAGTGGATAGAAGAAGAGATGGGCGCTATAGATGAGCCACAGAAATTTAAAGTTATCAATGTTCACGAGAATGTTTATAACGATCTGAAGTCAATGGCAAAAGAAGAAAAGAGAACGATTGCAGCGACAGTTGCTTTATCTACAAGCAAAGCAAGATACAAGTTCAGAAGAGATATAGAAGAAAGAGACAGACAAGTACCACACAACGATCATGCTGTTAGAGTTCCAGAGTATACAGAGGAACAGAAAGAACAAGCTAGAAAACAACATGAAATTGATAAAAAGAAATTAGAGGAAAGTTCTGACTTCCCATTTTAATAAGGAGGATTAAATGGAAGATGAAAATAGAAAATATAATCAAGAGAAATTAATATCTCACGAAGTAAGATGCTATAACTGTCAGAAGTTATCGAAGAAGCATATCTTCACGACAAGACTTATGGGGCCGAGTGAAAATTTGCCCTATGGTCTTGAGGTTATGAAGTATGAAGATATTCGGATTGGTGCAGTAACCAAGAGAAAATATACAGTATGGGATAAGAAATATGTGATGAATAAAGGTTTCTTTTGTAGTTCCAAGTGTGGAGTTATATATGCAAATAAGCATATAGAAAATTTACAGAGAAGAGGTAAAGTTATTTCACCTAATCCAAATGGTGGTGGTAGTCGTGTCGTTGACATGAACCATAAGTTAAATCAACTCAAAGATAAGAAGTGGTAAGCATGGCTCAATCTCATATGAAATTATCTCAAAAAGAGATTAAGTTATGTATCAAGAGCACCAGGTTGTTTTTAGAAAAATTTGATGCCGAAAATAATTTAGACTATTACCCTTATAATTCTGAGGTAGCGACAGAAAGAAGGCACATGGTTGACTTCATAGGTAAGTTGCAAAATGAGTTGAGGGTAAGAGAGATGCGACCACATAAAGTTACGACATGAGTGTAGACTTTCTTTATAAAACCAAACCTTACAAGCACCAAGAAGATGCTCTTCATAAAAGTTATGACAAAGAAAACTTTGCATACTTTATGGAGATGGGGTGTGGTAAGTCAAAGGTATTGATTGATAACATTGCTTGGCTTTATTGGAATAGTAAAATAGATACTGCGATTGTTGTAGCACCAAAAGGTGTGTATACGAATTGGAAGAACAATGAAATACCTGCACACTTAGTAGATTGCATAACTCCAAAGGTATATACATGGAAGTCAACTCTTAACAAACGAGAACAAGCAGACTTAAAAAGCTCCGTGGGCGGTGAAGCGAGAAGACATTTACGAATACTACTCGTCAATGTTGAGGCTTTTGCTTCAAAGAAAGTGTTTCAGTTTTTAGAGATGTTTACCCACAGAAGTAATTTTTTACTTGCCGTTGATGAATCAACCACGATCAAGAACATCAAGGCGAAGAGAACCAAGGCGCTAATAAAATTTGCTGAAGGTGCGAGGTATAAAAGAATACTGACGGGTGCTCCGATAACCAAGTCGCCTCTTGATTTGTACTCACAATGTCTATTTATGAGTAAAAAAATTTTGGGGTTTGAATCTTATTGGTCGTTCCAAGGACGATATGCCGTGATTAAAAATGTTAAGATGGGATCACATCAGTTTAATCAGATCATAGGATATAAGAACCTGGACGAACTGAAAAAGAAAATAGAACCACACTCGTTCCGAGTTACGAAAGATGAAGCATTGGATTTGCCTCCGAAGATATACACAACCAGGCAAGTTGATCTGACAATGGAACAAGAGAGGCACTATCAAAGTATTAAGAAAACATCAGTGGCACTTCTTGAAAGTGGAGAGATGGTTACAACTCCAGAGGTAATGACACGACTTTTGAGGTTACAACAGTTGTTATGTGGCTATCTGATTACAGATGATGGAGAGACAAAAGAGATAGAAAACAATAGGTTAGACGTATTACTTGAAGTTGTAGAAGAGATGGAAGGCAAAGTTATTATATGGTCAAGGTTCAGACATGACATCTTAAAAATTCAAAGCAAGTTAGCACAAATCTATGGTGCGAGTTCCGTGGTCACTTATTTTGGCGACACGACTATGGCAGATAGAGACAATGCTATTGCGAGGTTTCAAGATTCGGCTGATCCCACGAGGTTCTTTGTCAGTAATCCACAGACAGGTGGTATGGGTTTGACACTCCATGCCGCGAAGAATGTGATTTATTATTCAAATGATTTTAATTTGGAGTCTCGTGTTCAATCAGAAGATAGGGCACATAGGGTAGGGCAACAGAATAAAGTGTTATATGTTGACCTGGTATCTCCGAATACTGTTGATGTTCACATTGTAAAAACATTAGTGAACAAAAACAAATTAGCAAACATAACACTAGGAGAAAGGGTATTAGAATGGTTAAAGGTGTAAGAGCCGAGAAGATAGTAGGTAATGCAGGTGAGAATCTAACTGTATTTAAATTATCTATGCTTGGGTATGCCGCTTCAACTGTGAAACAAGATGGAGTTGATATAGCAGTTGTTGGAGGTAAAGATTTGATGGTAGCACAACGAGTGGAAGTTAAAACAGTTTTACAAGATGAAGGGGACGGAAGATTCTCTTTTCTTATTTGCAAGGGCAAAGACAGAAGATGTTACACTAGGAAAGATTGCGATATTATAGCACTCGCAACTTTATCTGAAGAAAAAGTTCTGTTCTTTCCCGTAGAATCTTTCACGACAACAAGGTCAATTACATTAACAAAGAATGATTTTAACAAACCATCATCAAAAAATAATTGGGCAGAAGTTCTTGACTATAGTCAAAAAATGATGGGCGAACTATTATATAAGAAAAAATAAGATTTTATGTTTGACATTACAAATAATTTTATGGTAAAAAAAATACAAGACATAAGATTCAAATGTCTTGTTAAGATGAATCGAGTTGGGGTGGTTCCTTTCTTAAATTTTGCCTTAATAAATTTAACCATTCCGCCCCAATAAGATAAGGAGAGTTACATGGATACAGATAAATGGAAATCAATAGCAGTGCCAATCGAAACTTGGAAGAAGTTAAACGAGATGGCAAAACAAAATTTTAGAACTGTTGGTGCTACGATTACATATTTAACTGAGAAAGAATACGAGTCTAAAAAACTCGTTGACGAGAAGGTATAATACTTTAAACTATATCTTCTATTAACCGCTGAAGAGCATAAACTTTAACGTAGAAGGAGAGAAAGATGAGTGATGTGTATTCACTATTCGAGCAAGAGGCAGCTGACCCTCAAGCATTTAATAAAGTCAGAGAAGGCGACACTAAAGACTTGTCGTCACTAATCCGTAGATCCGTAGACTTGGATCAACAGATTAAAGATACCGAAGCACAACTTAAAGACTTAAAAGACAAGAAGAGAGCAGTAGACGAGGAAGACATTCCTTCGATAATGCAGACTATGGGTGTTGAAAGTCTACAAGTTGATGGCAATAAAGTTACAGTTGATAAGTTTGTTTCTGCGAGGATACCCGAAACAAAGAAGCAAGAGGCTTTTCAATATCTAAGAGATATTGGAGAAGGCGATCTTATCAAGAACGAAGTTGTTGTTAGCTTCAGTATGGGTCAAGATAATCAAGCTGGTGTTGTGGTTGCAGATTTAGAGAGCAAAGGCTTTGCACCACAAAAGAAACAGCATGTGCATCCAATGACTTTAAAAACCTGGGTAAAGAATAGAATTGAAAGTGGTAAAGAAATAGACTTTGATCTATTTGGTGTATACCAGGGCAACCGTGCTAAGATAAAAGGAGGTCAGTAATGAACCAGATTGCACAGAAAAAGACCACACAAGTGGTGGTATCAGAGTTAGATAAAATGCTAGAAGCAGACTCTGGTGCTGGTCTTGAAAACATCACAACGGAAGATATGCAGATACCTTTTATTAGGATTATTCAAGCATTATCTCCACAGTTACAGAAGGACGATCCTCTGTATATTAAAGGTGCTGAGCAAGGAGATATCTTTAATACTGTTACACAAGAAGTGTTTAAAGCAGACGAAGGTATTCTTGTTGTTCCTTGTTTCTTCGAGAAGAAATTCTTGGAGTTTATGTTAAGATCATCTGGTGGTGGGTTTGTAAAAGAACTCGCGGCAGATGATAAAGACATAGCCATGACAACTCGTGAAGGTAGCATAGAGACGTTACCTAATGGTAACGAATTGGTTAGAGCACACCAGCATTTAGTCATTGCACAATCTGCTGATGGAACTTTTGCACCGAGTGTTCTTGATATGAAAAAGACACAGTTGAAAGTGTCTCGTAGATGGAATACATTAAAGAATAGCATAAGATTACCTTCTGGTAATGCTATGCCGATTTACGGAACGGCCTGGAGTATAACTACAATCTTGGAAAAGAATGACCAAGGTTCATGGTATAACTACAAGTTGGATCGTGTAAATGAACTTACACCAGAGATAGAGAAGATGATGCTAGAAGCTCGTACTATGTATCAAAGTGTAAGCAAGGGGGAAGTTAAAATGGCTGCCGCGTCTGCTGATGAGATGTCATCAAGGGAAGAAGACGAAGTACCGTTTTAAATATCGTGGGCCGTACAAGCGTAATCCTCCACTTGTACGGCTCTTTTTTTTTGGAGTGAAGAGTGAATTTGACAGAAGAATTATTACTTACGTTTGAAGGTTTTAGTGGTGCACATGGTCAGACGGAAGTTTCCAATCAAAGAATGAACGGCAAACAGAAAGCCAAATCATTTATCGTAAGACAACCACTAACATTAGAATTATTACAAGGACATATTGATGGCAAGAAAGGTGTTGGTGCAATACCTATCAACGAACAAAACAAATGTAAGTTCGGTGCTCTTGATATAGATGAATATCCACTGAACCATATTGAATTGGTCGATAAGCTAGAAGAATTAAAAGTTCCGTGTATCGTGTGCCGTAGTAAAAGTGGGGGTGCACATATATTCTTTTTCTTTACAAAGTGGATGGAAGCGGCAGATTTTAGAGACAAAGCTGCCGAGATAGCTGCAGCTCTTGGACATGGACGTTGTGAGATATTTCCAAAACAAGAGCAAGTATTGGTAGAGCGAGGAGATGTGGGCAACTTCATCAATCTACCATACTTTGATGCAGAAAGAACTTTGAGGTTTGCCATTATTAAAGTTGGCAAGACTTATGTTGAAGCTAGTTTAAAAGAATTTATTCAACACATAGCAACAATAAAATGTGATCCAAATAAATTTATGCAGATATCCGTGGGTGGTAAACCAAACTTATTTCCAGGTTTTGTGCCATGTCTTCGTGCTATGTTATCTGTTGGAGTGCACGAAGGTGGCAGAAACAAAGTTGCTTTTCAGTTAGGTGTTTTTTTACAAAAGTCTCAACCTAATAATTGGAAGTCGCAGTTGGAGGAGTTGAATGTAAAACATTTTACACCACCGTTACCTGCTGCCGAGATCGTTACGATACAATCACAGTTAGAAAAAAAAGAATATCAGTATTTATGTAAGGACGAGCCTATGTCCTCACATTGCAATCAAGGTGTGTGTCGAGGACTTAAACATGGTATCGGAACAACATCCATGCCAGCGATCAGTGGCTTGTCTGTTATATTATCAGAGCCTCGTTTATGGTTCTTGGATATAGATGGTAGACGATTAGAACTCACGACAGAAGAACTACAAGCTCCAAGATTATTTCAAAGAGCATGTATGGAGCAGTTAAACTTTATGCCTCCAAAAATGAAAGATGGAGATTGGGAAGTACAAGTCAATGGTCTACTTGAGAACTGTAATGAGATAGCTGTGCCACAAGAATTAACGTACAAGGGACAGTTTCTATCTTATCTAGAACTCTTTTGTACGGGCAGAGTACAAGCACAAAGTTTCGAGGAAGTTGTTCTTGGTAAACCATTTACAGATGCAGAAGAAGCAAGAACTTATTTTAAGATAGATTCTTTGATGGAGTTTTTACGGAATAGAAAGTTCGATAATTATACTAGAGCACAAGTTCAAGAGCGACTCAAAGAGATAAACAACGGAGATAGTTCCGTAGTTAAAAAGTTTCAAACATCACAAGGTAAATGGAAGTCCGTTAGAGTTTGGTGGATACCAGAGTTTGGAGCAGAAGTAGAAATAAAACCAATAACAATAGAAACAGATGAGGTTCCGTTTTGACAGAGACAACAATATTCGGTCCACCTGGAACAGGTAAGACCACGAGACTAATAAAAATAGTAGAGGGTCATTTACTACAAAAGAAAGATCCTAAAAAGGTAGGCTTTATGTCTTTCAGTAGGAAAGCAGCCGAGGAGGCAAGAACGAGAGCAGTTACATCTTTAGAAATAGATTATAAAGACATGTTATTTTTTAGAACATTACATTCTCTCGCCTTTAGTTGGCTTGGCTTAAGTACGGCAGAAGTAATGTCTGGTCGTGACTACAATGAGTTGGGAGCATTGGTTGGCTTAGATTTTAGAACAACACAAACAATTAACATGGAAGAGGGACCTTTATTTTCTATTGGTGCTGGTGGAGATAAATACATGTCTTTAATTCAATTTGCTCGTGTCAAACAAGTCGATTTGCAAGAGGAGTTTCACAAAGGAATCTGGAGTAACGACATGAGTTGGCAACAGTTGACGGTGTTAGACAAAGCTTTTAAAGACTTCAAAGAGAGAAGAGGTAAAATAGATTTTATCGATATGATAGAACGATTTATTAAGGAGGGCACATCACCGAAGTTTGAACTATTAATTATAGACGAAGCACAAGACTTAGCACCAATACAATGGAAGATGGTTAAGGATGTTCTTGTTCCTAATTCAGAGGAAGTCTACTATGCTGGAGATGATGACCAAGCGATATATTCTTGGATGGGTGTAGATGTAAAACATTTTTTAAATGCAAGTAAAGAAAAATTACTACTTGAAGATTCTCACAGAGTTCCAAATCACATTCACGCATGGGCACAAAATATCACAGAGAAAATAGCAATAAGAGAAAAGAAAGAATGGAAACCAACGCATGAAAAAGGAATGGTTACATGGCACAATGATATTCTTGATGTGGATATGCGAGAGGGAGAGTGGTTGATACTTACGAGAACAAATTACATAGCAAATCAAGTTTGTAACAAACTTAGAGAGGAAGGCTATATATTTTGGAGAGAGGGAGATGGTTGGTCTGTATCTTTAAATGTATTATTAGCGATAGAGGTGTGGATATCTTTACAAAGAGGTAAAGCAGTAGAACCAAAATTGTTAAAAGTCTTTGCTAAGTTTATAGATCCTTCTTTAATAAAGAAAGCTGGTAGAAAAGCTATGGGCAATCTCGTTGAAGATTTAGAATATAACTTAGATCATTTGAAAACTTTATGTGGGTTTGAGGCTAATCATTTTATGGGTTGGCAAAAGGTTTTGAAATTATCGGAACAAGTTGTTGCATACATAGTCTCTGCTAGAAGGCGAGGAGAGAAAATTTTGTCGGAAGATCCTAGAATCCGTGTATCGACAATACACAGAGCAAAGGGAGGAGAAGCGGATAATGTAGCAATACTTATGGATTCGACAAAAGCATGTGTCGAGAGTGAAGATCAAGATGCCGAGAGAAGAGTGTGGTATGTTGGTATGACAAGAGCAAAGAAAGAATTACATATAATAGAAAAATCAGGAAGGTATGGGTTTGATTTATGAGAAGAGATAAAGCATTAAAAAAAGCAGAAGGTTTAGTTAGCACCGAAAGAGCAGAAGTATATGGAGATGCTAGACTTAATCATCAAAGAATTGCTACAATGTGGAGTGTAATCTTTGGGGTCAAAGTTACAGTGCCTATGGTATATTTAGCTATGGTTGCTGTTAAGATGTCTAGACTTATAAACACACCAGACCATGAAGATTCATGGGTGGATATTTGTGGATACGGTGCGTTAGGAGCAGAGGAAAAAAATGACAGGTAAAAGAGCAGGTCCAACACCTTGGCAAGGTGTTCTTGATAGATGGAAAATTAGAGAAGGTAATAAGCCTTGGGGTAGGCTTTCTGATAGTGCTAGGAAAAGATATTTTAAAATATTTCCAGGTTTAGAAAAAAGATATTTAGAGTGGGTAAAAAAAAATGACAAATGATCAATACCATCTACTTGAACAAGATATAAAAGATGTAGCATGGGGTAATGTGGATTCTGATTGGACTCCACCAGAAACGATACCAGATCTATCGCAGTATGACACGATAGCCATAGACTTGGAGACAAGAGATGAGAATCTTTTAAAGTTAGGACCTGGTTGGTGTAGAAAAGATGGACACATTATAGGTATAGCAGTTGCAGCTGGAGATAGCTCTTGGTATTTCCCAGTGGCACACACCGTTGGTAACATGCCAAAAAGAGTTATATATCAATGGCTTACAGACTTATGTAAAGATACAACTAAAACTTTCGTGTTCCACAATGCGTTGTACGATCTCGGTTGGCTTCGAGCAGAGGGCATAGAAGTCAAGGGTAAGATCAGAGACACTATGGTTGCAGCGCCTTTGTTAAATGAGAACAGAAGATATTATAATCTTAACTCTCTTGCTGGAGATTATCTTGGAACATATAAAGATGAGAAAATGCTCAAGAGCGCTGCCGAAGAGTTTGGTGTTGATCCGAAGTCTGGCATGTGGAGATTACCACCTCGTTATGTTGGTGCATATGCAGAACATGATGCTTCTATAACTTTGAGATTATGGAATGAACTTCGAAAACAAATAACAAAAGAAGAATGCAGTAATGTATTTGATTTAGAAACTAGACTTACACCTTTACTTCTTGATATGAAAACAAATGGTGTACGAGTTGATCTTGTAAAGGCAGAACAAGTTAAAAAAGAACTTATAACCTTAGAAAAGAAACTACTTGATGAGATAGCCTCGGAAACAAAAGTTGCGTTGGAACCGTGGGTCGCCACATCTGTAGCAAAGGTCTTTGATGCGGTAGGACTTTCGTATTCTCGCACAGAAAAGTCCAGGGCCCCCGCCTTTACAAAACAGTTTCTTGCAAATCACAGCCATCCGATTGCGAAAAAAATTATAAAGATAAGGGAGGTCAATAAAGCCAATACGACTTTTATCGATACAATTCTTGAACACTCTCATAAGGGTCGTATACATTGTGACTTTCATCCTTTACGTTCTGACGGCGGAGGCACTGTTACTGGTAGGTTTAGCTCAAGCAATCCTAATTTGCAACAGATACCTGCACGAGATCCGTATATTAAAAAAATAATTAGAGGATTGTTTATTCCAGAGGCAGATTGTGAGTGGGGATCGTTTGATTATGCCTCACAAGAACCAAGATGGCTTGTGCATTATTGTGCAACATTAACAGGCATAGACAGACATCCACAGATAGATGATGTCGTTAATCTGTATAAAAAAGGACAAGCTGACTTTCATCAGATCGTGGCAGATATTGCTGGTATACCTAGAAAACAAGCGAAGACAGTTAATCTTGGTTTGATGTATGGTATGGGTAAAGGTAAGTTGGCAAATATACTTGATCTCTCGATAGAGGAGGCAACGACTTTGTTGGATAAATACAATGACAAAGTTCCTTTCTTAAAAAGAATCTCAGAAAAAGCTATGAGAAGAGCAGCCGATAGTGGTGTGATTAGAACCTGGTTGGGTCGTAAGTGTAGATTCAATATGTATGAGCCTATCTCGTATACATATAATAAAGCATTACCCATGAAAGAAGCTATTGATGAATATGGTGGCAAGGGTAGAATTAGAAGAGCTTTTACATACAAGGCGCTGAATAGATTGATTCAAGGATCGAGTGCCGATCAAACCAAGAAAGCTATGGTCGATTGTTATGAAGCTGGAATAACTCCCATGTTAACTGTACATGATGAACTATGTTTTAATATAGAAAACAACAAGAGTGCCAAACAAATAGATCAAATTGAAGAGATTATGTGTAATTGTGTGCCAGAACTTAAAATACCTTTCGAAGTAGACGTTGAAATAGGTCAAAATTGGGGGGAAGTTGGATAGTGGCGATTACAAAAAGCTACAAAAGAAGAGTCTTTTCCAAGGTAGAATCATACTAGAGGGGTATCGTTTCGCCTCTCTGTGAGCGTCTGAGAGCTTAGTTTTTTCGAACAGGCTTACAATATGCGATGATTTTACCAGGTTTTCCGTCTTCGTTAGGAACATTTGGTTGGGCCGTTAATCTTTCGGCAAAATACAAACATCTGTCTACACTTTCAAATCTTTGTGTTCTATCTACAACTCTTTCGTCTATCATAAAGATCAACAAGAACTCAATCATTCATCCTTTGCTTTCCAAAAATATTCATCTGTATCTCCGAGTCTAAACTTTTGTCCATTCTCTACTTGATATATTTCTGTACTAACTTTGAAGTCTGGTTGCAATGGTTGATCTGGTGTGAGCGAATTGTCATACACTCTCATTCTGTTATTTGGATATAAACAAAATTGTCCGTTTTCTAATTCTATAATGTTATGTGATTTGTGCTCTGCTGGTTTTTCACTGGTTGAGAAATCAACTGCATTTACATTTTCGTGATAGTTGTCAAGCGTACAAACATACGATCCTTTGAGTATACCATGATCTCTTGTATAAACTTCAAAGTCCATCGAGCCTATAAACTGTTTACTGACTGCCACCACGCCATAGTCCATGCAATTCCAAAACTGGAGATTATAAAGATCCATATCTGGAGTCGGGGTTTGTGGGTCAACAGTAAAAGCACTAATAGGTAGTTTATCATAAAGAGCACCATAGTCTGGAAGGTAAGTTTCAAAATAGAAAGCTCTGCCTGGAATAGATTTCGCAGTAACCCAAATACCTTTGACAAACTCACCATGCCCGTCTTCGCCATCTCTTAAATATTCTTTTCGAACCCATACATCTACCGATGGTAAATTTACAATTAGTGTAGACATCTGTTAATAAATCAAACCTTTCCTATATCCGTTTGATCTATCGTAAGTTAACACATCTAATCTGTTTTCTGGTTGACCTACAAAAGATACATGCACCCAACCAGAGCTGGGACCTTTTGCTTGATCGTAACATTCTAAAATAAGTTGATCAAAAGAAAGATTATCTTTGATAAATACGGCAAGGTCTGCATTACTTATGCCTGCTATTTCTATATCCGCCGCCTCTCCCTTTGCATGTTGACTGGTCGATTTCGAGCCAATCGCTTCACATAAATCCACACTGCGATAACCAGAGTTTATTGTCATAGGTTTACCAAAGTGTTCACGAATAGGCTCTAACACATTTAAACAAAGCGTTTCCATACATTTAATATGTATTGGCTCTGGTGTGTTATCGATGCCTTTTCGTTCTGCTGTCTGTGATTTTGTAAATTCACTTAACGTGAAATGTGGCGTTAGCCTCATCCAGTCCTCCTAGCTATCTGCAAGTTTTTTAATATCTGCTCTGGATTACTTCCCAAGAAAGCTGCAACTTCTCTGTTTTCTGGAGATGGTCTGAGTAATTCATTTGTAACTTGATTCTGACTTACATCCAAAGTAGGTTCTGTTTGTGTTAAGTTTTCTGGTCTAGCTTCTGGTAAGTTAGTAGGTGCACTTGTTGTGACGTTATTATTCAAACTTAAAAATTCATTTATGTTTCTTGGTTCATCTTTTTTTCTTTTTGGTGGCGTTAATTTTATACCAAGTCTTTTTCTAAAAATTCTTCGTATACTAGAAATAGGAATGTTAATACCTTTTCTTTTAGCAAGTCCAAGTCTGTCTTTACTTGGAAAATATGGTAGATATCTATCTGCTCTTAAAGAAAATATTTCTTTACTTCCTAATCCAGCTTTTATTTTTAATATTTTCGCTATTTTAGCATTCGTTAAACCTATGTCTTTTAAACTATCGTAATTTAATTTCATTTCTTTAAATGCTTTGTATCTTGCATCATCTGCTCTTAAATATGCTTCTAATATTTGATCTTTACTAGGATCTTCCAGTCTTAAAACATCAGTAAATAATGTAGCTGCTTCTGATCTGAGTCCTTTAAACTCTTGTGCTTTAAACTCTGCAATCTTATCTCTGTCTATTATTTGAGATTGTAGTCCAGTGAAAGCTCTAAACAATTCACCATATCTTTTGTATTCTCGACCTGTTGTCGGTTCTTCTGCTTTCACATTAAATCCTAAAAACTCTCCACCCTCTGGAAAGAAAAGACCTCTTGCAGTTCTACCAAGCTCTGGAGATTTAACTGGTTCTCCTCTAGCAATACCAAGATCTGCTCCAGTTGGAACTCTTATCGGAAGTATATTTGGCTTGAGCGTATCAAGTATATGTATTATACCTTTTTCTATGGACAACCCTAAACCATCACCTTCTTTGTAAACTTTAGCACCAGAACGAGTTCGACCACCTCTACCTATACCAAGTCCAAGCACACTTTCTTTTGGGAGAACATCTATGGCTGCGTCATAAATCATAGACACCTCGAAGAAAGGACTAAAAAACTCTGCTACGGAATCAAACGCGGCTCCTCTTATTTTAGCAAAATCAGACTTGTCTAATCGTGTGCCTTCTCTAAGAGAACGAGCTAGAGTGTGAAAAGGTTTGCTGACTAAATCCCAAGGGTTTGTGTAACTAAAATCAATAACCTCTGGATTACCTTTTTCATCTTTACCCACTGGTATTAAAACAGAATTTCTTTGCCACGGTGCGGCTAATCTGTTAATAGCATCAACTTCTTGATCAGATGTATCAGTCATCATTTGTCCGAATCTTTGTAATCCTTCACCTAAAGCACCAAAAGTAAATAATGCACTTGTCATTCGTCTTGCACCGATCTCTCTTATCGCAGCACTATCACTGGCTAATTCTTTCATGGCGACATCAAGTGTATTAAAACCAGTTCTCATAATCTCTGCTGGAAAAGCAATAAAGTTACCAAGAGGTAATCCTCTTAAACCTTTGATTGCATCTGGAACAAGCTCGTAGTTTGGCACGAGGTTACGAATATTATCTGCTGTAAATTGTTTAAAGGCTTCCTCTAATTGTTCTGGTGTAGCATCTGGCTTTGCTCCGATATATCTACCAAACTCTCTATCTGCGTTTTTAGTTGCGTTAGCAATGCCTGCCTGTTGTTGTTCTTTCGTTAAGTTATCAAAGCCTGGAGACTTTTTAATTTTATTTATTGCAGAGGCCTGCATTTTTCTTCTGGCATTTCTAAACTTTTGTAGCTCAAATAAATAATTGTACATTTTCCAAACGTCATCACCACCTCTGTACAAATCCTCTGCAAATCCAAGAGGTCTTCTAAAAAATTGTCCAAGTTTACTTCTTTTCTCTGCGTTGAACTGTGGGTCTGATCTACCAAGAGCTTGTCTTTCGCCTCTAACTTGTGCCTCAGTAAAATCTCCTCTTGCTTCGTATCCTAAACCTTTTCTTAAGTTATCTTGTATCTCTCGTAACTGAGCAGAACTTCCTATGACTCCTCGCTTCTGCATATCAACAAGAAAATCAAGCGTCTTGCCATCTCTTATTAAATCTATAAGAGTTATTCCTTTGATCTTAAGTTCTTTATCAATAGCATCTCTCAAAACAAGATTCATAGATGTCCCAAGACTTGCTCCTTTGCCCACGTTGCCTTGAGCTAGTGCAAAGCCAGAGGCAGAAGTTACGTTTCTTACTTGTGTTAGTGGAGACAAAATTGTTTTTGTATATTGTGTAACACCTTTTAAAGTTTGCATAAAACCATAAGTTTTTCTAAGCAGTGTCGGTATAGTATCTGCATCTGTCCAAACATGTTGACTTAAATTATTATACATAACTCTAGGAACAGCATACCCAAAAGCTGTCCCATACATACTAGATGTTTGATTTGCTCCAGGCGAGTATACATCACTTCTAGGACTGGTTTCGGCAGATCTTCCTAATATGACATGATTTGGATGAGCTTCTGACCAATCATCTAAAGCACTTTTTAATAATTTTTCATCTAGTAAAGATACTCTACTAATGTTATCAGGGTTTACGTTAAAAAAATCTGGTTTTTGTTTAATCCAGTTTATTATTTCATCGTCCATTTTGTAAAACAATGGCTCTTCTGGAGTTCCTCTCAATGTGGTGGGTCGAGCTGCATTTCTAGCTGCAACATTTGCAATGTTTATATCCATTGATTCTTTAAACAATCCTAAAAATCTATCAGTTGCAATAAAATTAGACAGCTCTGATACGGTAGAAATAAACGCTTCTCTTGGATCTCTTATCTCACCAAGTATTAATCGTTGAACTTCACTATCTACTTTTCTTTTATTAATTAAACTCGTATCTAATCTTGTTTGAAACAATCTATTCAACCCAAGACCTCTATTTCCACCTTTGGCTTTTGCATTTTTAACAACAGTATCAATATAAAACTGTGCTTGTTCTCTTGATAAATTACCTTGACGACTGACAAGTTGTTGCATTTGATCATCATCTATTCTGTAAGGACTATCTGTCAAAATACCTCTAATATGTCCATAATCTACACCTTCGCCAGCTAAAATTTTTCTAATTATTTCTTCTTTAGCTTGAGGTTGTATAACGTAGTTCTTATCGTTGTATATTCTATACATTCTTCTCAAGTAGCCACCCTCTCTCATCATTCTTGAGACTTGTCTTTGAAAATTTTCTCTGGTTAATCCACCTTGTATGACAGCATCTTCTGGTAAATCACTTATCACTTTACTTTTTAAAAACTGATCTGTTAAACCTTCAATGTTTTTAGCTGCTTGTAAGTACAACTGATAGAGTTCATCTGGCAGATCTATAATTTTATTTTCTTTTTCTAATGCTATTCTTCTAACTCTAGCTGTTACTCCAGTTACGTCTGGGTCTTTTCTAGCTCCTTCTAAAACATCCATAAAATTATCAAGATATTTCTTTTTACTATGATCTGGAAGACCAGTGTAACGAGGATTTTTTAAAATTTTTTCTATTTCCTCGTCAATCTCTTGCATCTTTTGTTTTGCGACTTTGATATTACCTTCCACTTCTGGATTAATTAACGATCTTGCTCTAGCAACAACTGGATCTAAAAAACCTCTGTATCTAAGCAATGCTTCTAACTTACCTATTATACTTGGTAATGTTCGTGCTCCTTGTCCTTGTGTTAGTAACTGTGTCTCTCTTGCACGAATAGCTCTTTTACTTGTATCTATTATGCCTTTGGCTAAAGGCAGTGTCATACCACTCGCTAAGTCTAAAACAGTTGTGTTCTGGGGTAGGACTTTTCCTGCAAAATTACCCACTGATTGATTTAACTGAGTTAACCCTTCAACGGGTCGTGCACTAAGTGTCTTGTTTAAAACTTTCAAAGAAGCACCAAACGCTGGTGGAAATACGGCAGTTGCTACACCACCTTCAACTCCAACTTTTAATTTATTTAATATTTTTGTAAATGCCCTTTCTTGACCATCCATGCCTACTGCATCAACTGTATTTGTTGGGCCTGCATCAAAAAAATCACCTATAGTTTGCGTGTCATCTGTAGAAACAATAGCATCTGCTAAACCTGCCGCGGTTAACATAGTAGCGTATCGTCCTAATTTTTGTGCTTTCGTTTGTTTTTGAAAAACAATCTCGTCACCTTTTCTAAATTTTCTAAAAGGATCTCTTCGTTTGTTTATGTCACTTAAACGAGTTCCTAAAACACGAGCATTTTTAGGACCTATTTCTGGATTTCTTGCACCAACTCTAACTCGTCCACTTAAAATTCTACCAACTCGACCTGCCTTTGAAACGGCAGATACAGCCGCTATACCTGGTATACCAAACTGAACAAGAGCTTCTGTGACTTTCCCAGCCGCTCCTTCTGGATCTATACCAAGATCCTCTCTAATCCCATCAAACCATGCTTCAACAGTTTCAGTTGCATTTCCACCAGTGATGGCATCAGAAATTAAAAATCCAGTTGTTACGATACCCTCTGGTATTTTAGACAGACCAGATAGAATACCTTCGCCAGCTTCTGTGAAAAAACCTTCGTAACTTCCACCAGTTCTATTTTTTCTTGCTTGAGCCACTCTTTCGTTAAAAGCTCTGACTCTCTTTTCAGCCTCTTCTTGACCTATTTCTTTTTCGTAGGTGTACTGTTTTCCATCAACTTCATAAGTGAACATTATTATGGTGATCCTACAAAGAGCTCTGTATTATCTTGATATGTTTGTAAAGTTGCTCCATCATCAATACTTTCATTTTCTATAGCATTTTTAATTGATTCTGGCAGACTCTTATACTCAAGAATAACACCTTTGTCTTTCAAAGGTCTGAACTCAGTAATTAACATTTCTAAGGCAACAGAAGGACTGCCTTGAGTTGGATCTAGAGCTTTCATAAAAGGACTTGTAGATTTTGTTAAGTTTTGAAGAGTCAGTCCTAATTCTTGTTGTGCTTCTTCAGATAGAGTTTCACCTGGTTTAGCTTTTAAACCAAAGCCACCTTTTCTTCCTAATATTTTAATTTTTTGCATACTTTCACTAGGACGATATTTTTTACTGTTTTCTTTCAATGACTTAACTAAATCAAACTCTTGCTCAATACCTTTTGGTGTGAGTTCTATATTATCAGCGGTTATTAATTTACTGTCATCTTTTACTTTAACAAGTCCTTGACCTATTGCAGCCTTGATTTCATCTGGTAATAATGCAGCGACTTGAGCCTTTTTGATTTCTAACAATTCGTTAAACTCTGCACTACTTTTGTCTAACTTAAATTTTTCTAAATTAAAGTTAGCTAAAGTTGACATACTTTCTATTTTAAGTTTTCTCATTGTAACTTCTGTGTTTAATTTATCGAGTAAATCTTTTCTTTCTTCACCACGAGTATCTCGAACTATAGCAAACTCTGCTGCTTTTCTTTGAACGTCTAATGCGTTCTTTGCAATGTTCTCAGATTTTTTATCTTTTAGTAATCGATACATTGTGTTCTGATATTTCTCGATGTCTTCTCTGTAATCATCTGTAAGAGTTTTCATGTCTCTACCATAACCCTCAAGACCAACTTGAAATCCTTTTGCTACATTTGTTAAAGCATTTGGACTTTCACCCGCAGCCATAGCAAGACCAGCTCTCATCATGTTGAGCCAAATAGAGCCTTGTTGATCCTTTGTAAGTTTTTCATCGAGAGAGTCTTTATCAAAATTAAGCAAATCAAAAGCGGCATCTCTTACATCTGCAAACGTAGCTTCTTCTGGTTTCTTCTGTAGAGCGGCTATATATTCTTCTTTATGTTTATCAAAAGTTTTACCAAGTATGTTTGCATTTTTTAAATTACTTAAATCAGTTGAATAATTTGAATACAAATTTTGTATGTTTCTTATTTCAGCTTCTGTTTTATTTTGGATATCTCTGAAGTTAAATTGAGTGCCAGTTGTATCAGTGCCAGTACCAGTACCAGTATCCGTGGTGCTTGTGCCATCTGTCACTAACCCTTCATCATCTTCTATTGTAGTAAATACATCTCCAGTTCCTTCATCAACAACTTCTTGATTCTCTGTAGTTTTTTTATTTAATATATTTTTATTGATTTCGTTTATTGTTTTACCAGATCCAAAATCCGATGTCTCGCCAGACTCTTTAAGTTTTATTTGTTTGTTTATATTGGCTTCTTGTTCAGCCATTTGCTTTACAGCTTCTTTCTTTTTTTCCTCTGCTGCTGAATCTTTTTCTTCTGAACCAAATATTTTTGTCTGAGACATTTTTTTACCCATGACACCTGGCTGGTAAATCGAATCCACTTTGAATTGACCAGGCCCGTCAAATATCGTACTTCCAGGTGCCTCAGAATACTGTTTTAATATCTTGTCTATACCACTATACTTTTTATCACCAGTTAGTATAGGACTTGCAATAGCAGTTGACGCTGGAACAACACCGTAGTTAAAAGCACTAACACTAGGAAACTGATTTTTAAGATTAATAGATGTGCCTAATGCAGCTTTAATCATATTTGGTCCACTAGCCATGATCCCAGTGGCTCCACCTTTTTTACGAAACATTGGTCTATCGTATACACTCATTATGCTGCTCTCGGTCCAAAGAAATTACTAAAGCCACCAGCTTGTCCTACCGCTCCAAGACCCGCGATTCCAAGACCAAGTAGTTGCGATCCTCTACTTGGACCTGGTCTGGTTGTTGTTGAAGTTGTTTGTTGTAACGCTGGAACACCTCTAAAGATGTCGGACATGAATCCTACTTGTTGATAAGGCAACGCTTGTCTTGCAAGTTCGTTAGCTCTTGCAACATCAAATTCTTTTTGTCCTTGTTGTTGTTGCAGACCACCAATACCTAATAGTGTATTGATATCTTGCACTCCTAACTGTTGACCAAGTTGTCCTAGTCCAGCAGTTTGCACACCCATTTGTCCAATCTGTGATCCGAGAGCACCAGTTGTTTGCCCTAATTGACCAGTAAGTTGTGCTTGTCTTAATGCTTGATTAGCTTGTTGTTGTGCTAATTGTTGTGCTTGTGCGAAACCTTGTGATCTTAACTGTGCTCCAGTTCTTGCTTGTTGATCCATAACATTTCTAGCGAGTTCTTGCTCTGCTACTGCTTGTCTTGATCCACCAAATGCTCCAGCAGAGGCAGCTCTTGCTCCTATATTTCCTTGTTGTATAGCACCTTGTCTAGCTATATCTGCTTGAGTTTGTGCTATAACACTTTCTGTAAATGGATTCATAAATTGTTGATAAGATGTTGGATCAAAACCAGCTTGAGCAGTTTGTCCTATTGCACTTCCTATCGTCCCAAGACCAGTGCCAACTGCACCTATACCTTGACCTATAGCCTCTGCTCCTTTTTGTAGAAAAGGTTGAAATGCACCTACGCCAGATAAAGCGTTTGCAATAGCTTGTTGTTGTCCTTCTGATAAACCTGCTAATTGCTGTTCAGCAAAAGGCATTTGTGTGCCATCACCTGTTAAATTTCTAACACTTGCAAAGATGTCCGCTAAAAACTCTTCTTGAAACGGAGCTAGTCTAACGGTTTGGGTTTGATCTACAGTTTGTGTTGCCATTATGCGACCCTCTCTAATTCAGACATCATATCATACATTCTAGCTGCACCAATGTCTCTATCTCCACCACCAGCTCCTCTCACAGCTTTAGCAGTTAATACAAACTCACCATCTGATAGTCTTGCTGGTACAGAATCACTTGTGCCAGTTCCAGGTCCTTCGACCTCTCCACCACCAGCTAATTCAAATTCTTTTTCAAAGCCTTGTTTTGCTCTAACTCTTCTAAAATACTCGTCTCTCTCTTCTTTATCGTTTAAATCAAAAGACAGTCCATCTACCATTCCTCTGCCTAATCTTGATGTGCCTTTTGGAAAAGGTCTTTCTTCTTTTTTAGTTGTCTCTTCTTCCTCTCCACCAAGAGCCGCTAAACCTCCAGCACCCACAATACTAGCAATACCCACTGGTGACTTGGCAAAATCCAACACTGAAGACATAATACCTTCTTTAACTAAAGGTGTTGTTGAAACAGCAGAAACTGTTGGCGCTGATGCAGCCTCCATTCCAAACGCTACAGGTGTTGTCCCTTTTACTGCTTCGGCAGTAGGAGCCATAAATTTACTACCTGCATATCCAGCTATACCACCAAGAGCGGCAGCTTTTAAAGCATCTTCTGGATCAGCTCCTCCAACAAGACTACCAATTCCTGAACCAAGAGCCGCACCCAAAAACCCTGGTGCTATGGCAAAACCTATTGAACCACCTATGATTGGAGCTGCTTTTTTTAAAATTTTTGTAAAACTTTTAAATATTCCCATTTATGATACCGATACAGTTACACTACCTAATGTTACAGTTGCAGTCAATCCATCAACGCCTGCTATATTCAATAAACTTATCTTAACATCATTTCCTATTCTATACAAGGTTCCAGGTTCTAAACCTACATCACTTGTTGGCATCTCTGTAAAGACTAATTTTGTGTTTCTTCCCTCACCTGGATTGGTTGTTTGTGTTATAAAAAAGTCTAAAGCGTTGACCAGATCTGTCATGTACATTTCTGTAACACCACCAATAGGAAGAGGCAACCTTGGTGGAGCTGTATTTCTTGAGGACACTATCTCCTCCCATCTGATCTAATATCTACCCTTGGTGTTCCTAGCTTCCACATTACTCCTTGTCCTGTTGATTCAAGTTTCATGTTAAAAGAGCGTCCTCTTAATCTTACATTAACCAAATCTGTAAATTGTTCTACTGGAGCCGTGGCTGTTCTTGTGCTTGTTCCAGCAGAAGTGTTACTGTAAGGACTACCTGGGCCGTTTCTAGCTTGTAATGTGAAAGTTGCAACAGGAGTAGAGACATCAGATCCGTTGAAAGTAATATCTGGAATTAATTGTTTTATAAAATTAAACTGATAACCATCTCCAATATCCATTTGACTTGTTTCAACAGATGCTGTCATTGCAGATCCATCGTCATCATTTCCATTTTCATGTTCAAATAAATGAGGTGTTCCTGCGGCAATCGGAAAAGTTCGTATACCTCTATCGTGCCAAGCAGTTCTAGACAATGATCCGTAGTACCATGTCTTTTCTAAATAATTATAAATAACATATTTATCTATTTCCTCACTACTTGCAGAAGGATAGAACCACCAGATCTCACCCCATTTAGAATTAACACCAGCAAATACTTTTTCTGATTGAGAAGTATTAAAATCTAGAAATACTTTGTCTCGTACAGAACAAGGTATCTGTTGTGTTTGTCCTCCGTACACATAAAAACTATCTTTGCCCATCCAAAATACTGCATCATCAACTGCTATTGCAGATTTAGGACTCATAATTGTAATGTTTTTTGAAAGCTCTTGCAGTCCAAATGTAAATGGTGGGCCTATAAATCTCATAGAGAATACAGCTTTATCTGTAAATACAAGTATCTGTTGTTTTGTTTCTACAGCTTGCACAAAAGTAGAACCACTGCCAAGCCTTAAATCACCAGCAGTATTTGTTGCAGTGGGTGTAAAATCAGTTAGAGATTCTTGTGATCCGAATCTAATTAACAATGGATCTTGATCCGTGCTCCCTAGTGGGTTTGTTCCAAAAACAATAATGTGTCGATCAATATCTGACACAAGTATTTGCTTTGCAATGATTGGTACGTTTGAAGCACCAGATACAGACGTTAAATTCACGGCTCGTGTTCCGAGACCATTTGATTTATCCCAATAAAAAATAGGACTATCTTTTGCATTGATAAGTAAATCCTCACCAAAGTTATCATGTGACCATAAACGGATTTGAGCAGTTGTCCCACTAGCCGCTGCCTCACCCCAACCAAATGTAGATAAATCAGCATTCACACCACCGTAACCTCCAGCCCCCCATCCATTACCTCCAACGGCAGTGTCCAAACCTACATTTACTTGATATACGCCATCAACACCAGAACCACCATTACCACTATCAGACGCACTAGCTGTTGCGCTTGCAGTAATTTTATATGAATTACCATCCACTACAGAGGTTATTTGATGCTCTGTATTTAGTACGGCGGCAGTTATATTACCACCCAAACTTACTGCACCAGATATTGTAACAAAATCATTTACTACTGCACCATGAGAGGAGTCTGTAACTGTTATCTCGGCAGAACCATTTGTTGCAGAAAATGTAATACTATTTGTAGATGTTTTACGAATTGGTGTTATATCGTTAAACTGTCCACCCTCTTCTATATAATATTTAAGATGTGTTCCAACACCCATAAAATTAGAGTTATCTAGAGCAACCCAGTTATGTAATGCTCTTGCTGTTCCTAAATATGTGTTATCAGATTGTTTAACCCAACCACCTATCTTTTCTGGAAAGCCTGCATAAAATCTTACTTTCTCACAGTCAAAGAAACCCCCTTCATTTGAATATGAAGTTATCTCTCTATTGATACCAGGTCTAAATTTTAAACTTGTCAAAGGCATAAGTCATACTACCATTAACTTTAGTTATTGGCAACAAACACAAAGTTTAATACAATTCTTATTGGAGTATCACTTTGTATAAAACCACTATGAGCAGTTGTGTTATTAAAAAGTATAGCAGAATTTGCGACTGAGGGCACTTTTGTATTTCCAACCACTGTTCCACCATTGCATGTATGAAAGTTCAACAATGCTATTTTAATAGGGTCTTGCACTGGTTTTGAATCAAAGTCAATAACATCATAGTGTTTTCCAGTGTAAGTTACCTCACTTCTTTTAGGGTACAAAACAGCTCTTGCTCTTATTATCTTTTCTCCACCAAATTTTTTTAACATTTCATCAAACAGAGTTTTAAATCTGTCGCTATGATGACTTGTTGCGACTTGACCACTTTGATCATTATATAAAGCGTGTGTAAAACTTGACTCTTTATCACTCTCTGTTGATGCGTTTCTATAAAACCATTCAAAGTCTCCACTTGTCATCAACTGTTGAAGTTCCTTAAAATAATTTGTAGGAATAAAATTTTCAAAATAAATAAAACTAGATCTTTCTAACATGGTATGTAACACATATTGCCTAATACTTTGGTTGTAACAACGCCATCTTCTTCTTTTAGGTCTTCAAAAAAATTTAAGTTTTTATAAATATCAAGACCAAGAGTAATTCTAGGTGTATCGAAGTTTTCATTAACAACAACTCTGTGTTCATGTCCACCTTCTCCTATGTAAATTTGTCCTATTTGATTATTGACCTTCCATTGTTTAAACTCAGTAACAGTATTTTTTGGGTCAATAGATATGTATCCATGATAATCTGAACCATGATTGTGCCAGTCTAACACCTTGTCTGAATCATGGTAATTTAACCAACATCCCCACCAAAGAGGCTCGTTGGTTTGACAAAAATTTCTAATACACCATTGCATTTCTTTAAATAAATTATAGAACAGTTTACTTCCCGCAGTAGCAACGAAAAAATTATATTTGTAATAACTCCACGTTTTGTCTTCTCCTGGAAAGTTATCGTCTAATTTGGCTACTGCTCTTTCGCACTCTTTTAAAAACTCTTGATGATTATCTTCTATTAGTTTTGATTGGTATGTTTGAAACTGCATTATCTTTTCCCATGTGGTGTAATTGCAAAAGGAACATGTTCAGATACTATAGTTGGATCTTTAAGCATTCTTAAGTAATCATCACGAATGCCTCCTCCAAAATAATTAATGTTAATAGTTTGTCTATAGTTTTTATTAGTTGGTGCTGAGCTAGAATGAGCCGTTGATGCGTTAAAAAGTAAAAGTCTATTTTGTTTACTTTCAATACCCACTCCATTTGACATGTAAGTAGGAGCGTCACAGTCATCCAGATAAAACAAAGCTCCTTGATGTGGAAATTGATAATCAATGTGAGGATAATGTATATCTTGAACTTGACTATTTAAATACATGTTTGCTTTTAATCTTAACATAGCGATCATGCCTATTCTTTTTGTTATAGCAATAAAAGGTCCTTCATCAACATTAGGTCCCCATTCATGTCTAGGTGGGTGTTCAACGTCATATATTTTTTTTACTAAATATGGGTTTTGATCATCATAATTTAATTTGTTTGAAATTCCCCAAGGAAACTCACTTGACATATAACTTTTTAAAGTACCAAACTCGTGAGGAAGTAAAAAATCATCATAAACAATATAGTAAGGTAGATTGTTTGGATCTATTGGAAACCTTTCTTTAACTATTTTTTTATACTCTTCTAGGTTCATTAAAACCTCCTTCTATTCTTATGCAAACATCGGTCCCAACACCCAACAAACTAAACTATATCTCGTGCCTTTTGTAACTGGTTTTACACCGTGTTTTATATAAGAGGGGAAAAATATAGCTGTCCCTTGTTGTTTAGAATCCTCTACATTAAATTTTTCTTTGTCATCTGGAAACTCAAACTCTCCTCCTTCATAGTATTCTGGTGAAGTAAGTTGAATAGACAAAGACAATTTTCTTACAAAACCACCAACTGGAACTGGGTCGTAAACTCCGTCTTCGTGAGGGTGATAGAACCCTTGATTTTGTTCATCGTATCTTGTTATTTGAAAAGGCTCTGGATCTGTCAAATCAAAACCATAAAATTCTTGATTAACTTTTTTTATAAGTTGTAATATTGGAGCATACACTTCAAGATGTTTCACTGATCCTGTTAACCAACTTGTTTCGCTTCTTCTTATTGTTGAGTTTTTACCTGAATCTCCACCTATTTTAGCAGGTGTAAAGGTGTTTTTTGTTGTGTTGATTATAGCGTTACATAAATCAGAACTTATGGCGTTCTTTGCAACAATAATATTTCTTTTCATAACTCATCTTTGGTGCATAACTTGACGATATAAAGATTCTCTTTCATCGTATTTATGTTTTGGATAAAACTTACCATCTTTTTCTATAAAATGCAAAAAGATTTGTGTGTGGTTTTCATAAGGCAATGCATTTCGCCAGTGCATTTGATCACAACCCTTATATAAAACACCTTGTCCCTCACTAGGAGTAAATTCTTTATTATCTACAAAAATACTCCAGTCACTTCTAGGTGTGCCACCTACATTCAAGGTAATACTAATTTCACAAGCTGGTCTATCTTTATGTGCGGCACAGGTTTGTCCTTCATAGTATCTTCTCCAAAAAGAGTAAGTTGGGCATAACTCTTTACCATATGCCTCTTGGACAATAGGGTGTGCATAATTTAAAATATTTTCAGTTACAGGATCTGCATACACTTGGTGAGAGTTATGTCCTATCATACTAGGATCATTCATGTCTGTAACAGGCATCATATTACAGACATAATCAAAATGTGATTGTAACAGAGAGACTTGGCTATCTGAAAGTAAGTTTAAAATTTTATTCATTTAGCTCCAAGGAAAAGTTGGTTTTTGATCAGTTCCTTTTATAGTTGAACCAGAATACTCTAATAGAGTTGCCATCATGTTTTCCATTTCTTTTTTAATGGAAGCTATCATGGTTGACCCTATTCTTGTTTCTACAAAAGAAACAACATTAGCTTCTGATAGTGAATCATATGCTTTAAAATCAGACCATGAAGAAGGGTTTTTTAAATCAACATCGAAAGCGTGAATGACTTCTTCTCCAGAATCTGTTCCAGTTAAAGTTCCTACTGTTCTTTTTATAACGTCAGTATAGGTTTGACCACCCTCTGTTATGTCTTTGGTATAAAGTTTTTGTATAGACCATTTATATGATATAGCCATTATTCTGTGCCTCCTGCGACTGTGCCGTTGTTTGTAAAAGTTACGTTTGAAAATCCTTCGATATAATTACCTGCTGCTCCTGCACTACCTGCACTACCTGCGGCAGATCCATTAGTAGATGAGTTTGCTCCTGCTTGACCAGCTTGACCAGAAGATCCAGCGGCACCATAGCCTCCACCGTCTCCACCGTCTCCACCATCTCCACCGTTTCCAGCTTGACCAGTTGTTCCAGAACTACCAGATGCACCAGAGTCTCCACCAGGTTGATTATTAAATCCTCTTCCTAATCCACCAGCTCCACCTGCGGCTCCTGCGTGTCCACCTACTTGAGTTTGTTGTGATTGAGGAAATTGTCTATATATATTGTAAATAGCATCAAAAGTATTAAATTGATTAGCACCTCTGTAGCCACCTCTATAATAAGTATACTGCCCAAATGTAACTGAAGTAGTACCGAGAGCAGGCTGTGGAATAGCACGAGGGTGAGTTGGATAGGTTGTTAGAGCTATACCATCTGGATTGCTAGGACCCCATTGAGCTTGAGTGCCTATGTATCCAGAAAAACCTTGTTGATAAATGTTAATCCAAGAATAACCATAGGTTCCTGGAGAATAAGTCGGACCTTGTTGACCAGTGGTTTGTTGTTGTTGTTGAAGAGAACCACCTAGTCCACCTCCACCACCTGCGGCTCCACCACCACCTCCAGCTAAGATACTTCCGTTATTTACAATGGTACATGCAACTGAGGCTTTTACGGCATCACCTCCAGCTCCACCATCGCCTCCATCTCCACCAGCTCCACTAGAACCTGCG